TTTGTAGTGTAAAGTTGTATATAATCACCTTCCATTTTTTTGCCAAAAAAACTAATGATTAGGTAACTGTATATTTGCATTTACGGTTATGTGTCTCATATTGATAAAATATCTATCTTTGTAACAAAGTGAATCGTAATGATATACAGTAATAAAGAAATAGTACGGACGTTCACCAGAAACAACCCTCCTGCCGGGTACGTGGGCGGCTCTGTTGACTACAGGGTCCCGGCCAACGTCTATTTTGGCGATACGCAGGAGGAGGCTGACAACAAGGCTGAGGATGATATCAAAGCCAACGGTCAGGACTACGCCAATACATATGCCGACATAATACCGGCTGTATGGTATAATGATCAGGTATGCGATGAGTTTATCAAGAACAATTGCGTAAGCGGTAAGGGATCCAAGGAGCAGGTATGTATAGAGGAAGGCAGGTTTGTCTCTTACGTATCCAAGAAAGATGCCAATGATAAGGCTAGGGTGGAGCTTGGACGGATCGGGCAGGGGGAGGCCAACTCCGTCGGGGCTTGCTGCGAGGACTGGGCCTCACAGCCTTTTCGTGGCTTGTTTTACAAGAACGATTGTGAGGCTGGCACATCGGGCAAGGAAGGTATTGTATATGAATTACCAGCCGGAGCTGTCATATCCGATATCTCCCAGATAGACGCCGATACGTTAGCCTATAGGAAGTTCATGAAAGAAGGTCAGGAGAAGGCTAATGCCGAGGGTAGTTGCTCACCTGTATTCTATAATACTATGATCGGTGATTGGTTCGAGAAGATATGTCCATTCGGATATAAGTCCGGTAAAGTATATTACTCTATCAAAGCCAACAGGTTTAGGTCATGGATATCGGTTGAGGATGCCAACGCCAAGGCTCGTGAGGTCTTGATGGTAGAGGGACAGGAGTACGCTGACCTTAATCTTGAATGCGAGAAATGGATTGAGAATATCGATCAAGAAGATCAGTGTTATTGGTGATAATACCTTTTTTTGTTTTTCCATAATTTATAGATTAGTGCTTGGAGGGGATCGTGTATCTCCTCCATTTTTTTGTATATATATCAATGGTATTAAGTTTATATACTGTGATTCACTTGTTTGTATGTTGAATATATTTTATATTTGCATACCTATCTATTCATCTCGAACCGATAGGTATTATGTTTAATTTAAAATATTGTTCAAAGTTATGAAAAGTAGGGTTGAAATCAAGTCTTCCGACAGGAAATTGATGGGTGTTGTTATACCGGCGCTTAGTGATAATGGTTTTGTTAATATCACTTTAGCCATGAAGGTTTTGTCTGATGATAGGCTTAAAAAGGGGCTGTCTCCCAAGAAGCTTAATGATATCATTAAGTATGATGGGTTTCAGGAAAAATGCAGGGAGATAATTAGTAGGCTGGAAAACAGGGATTTATGTAAGCGGATAAATATCAGCCTACAAAATAAGGCTCTAAATCTTAGCGATTTAAATAAAATGGGATTAGCATGTCGAAAAGGTAAGGGGGATGGTCAAATGTGGTATATGAATCCATATCTTTTTCTCGTGGTAGCCATGGAGATGAGTCCTGAGGTTTGCGCTGATGTTGTAATGTGGTTTGTTGATAATGTTGTAGGGACAAGAAATGCCGCTGGTGATGCTTATATAGAGATGTGCAGTAGTGTATCTTCACTTATAAGTGATAAAAGTAATTTAAAGGAGTTGTTATCAAGGATAGCCAAGGGTATAAATTTCGTCGTGTTTGGCGTGCATGAGGAAGGGATAAGGAATAGAGCTTCTTTTGAAGAATTGGATATGATAGTATCAATAGAAAGGAATATATCTTATGCTATTAAGGCTGGATATATAAAAGATTACAATGGTGTTATAAATGATTTGGGAAGGCAATGGAAAGAAAGATGGGGTAATCCTGTTCTTAAATTGAAGTCTTGATTTTATTTCGTTGTTATAATTCGCAGATATAGGGGATACGAATGTCGTATTCCCTATATTGTTTAATGGAGTGTGTTATCTTGTTATTAAATCAAATCTGTATCTTTGTTGAAAACAATAACATTATTAATATGTGTAGTACAAATGGTTGTTGCCATGATCATTCAAGGGAACGTCCCGAAGAGTGTTGTCATGGCGTTAAGATAGGCAGGTTTCTTAACAAATGCCCTAACGATCCTTGTGATCCTTGCGATCGGGGTTGTCAGGACGAACCTTGTGTTGGTTATGGATGTCCTATAACCTTGTATGATAAATGTGTCTTATACTCAGGCGATGAGTTGGTAGCGGATGGTATAGAGAAAGGTAATGACATTTCTGTCGTTATAGACTCATTGAGGCGTATTATAGCGTCTAGGGATAAGCAGATAGATTTATACCATCGTGAGGTTCTGGATTTGAAGAGGATTATAAACGAGCTTGTCAACGCCGGTGGTAGCGGCGGGGATAGCGGAACTGAAGAGGAGGTTTGGTGATGAACGGTTGCAACAAAAAACAATACAGACCTACTGTAGACGACACGAAAGTGCCGTGCTCTACGTACATGAGTACCGATTGTATTTACCCCGGTGATAAGGTACGTGTGGAATCATTGGGATTATCCCCTAATTGCGATATGTCCGATACCCTTAACGCTATGATAAAGGCTATACGGGATAGGGATGCCGAGATATCCGAGTTGAGAAGAATGATCAACAAATTAATTTGATAATATGAAAAATTGTAATCCATGTAAACCGGAATATAGACCGGGGAATGAGTGTAGTATCTACAGCTCCCAGATCATATATGACGGTCAGTCGTTCCCTGAGGCAGACATCAGGAACGGTGATGGCATGAATAGCGTAATCGAGTCTCTGGTAAGGAAGCTGGTTGCCATATCTGGCGCCACGGCGTCCATCCAGCGTGACTCGTTCAAGGGCGTTCAAGCTGTCAGATTAAGATACGAGCCGTTGAATGTGCTCAGCGTTACCTATTGTGGTACTATCGTCCCTAATGACGGATATGTCGTTTCTGGTAGGTCCGTTAAGTTTAAGAAGAAATATTGCATGGGTGATGAGTTCACTGATGTTAATATCGTATATACTACATTGAATAGTAATATTTTAAATACCTCATGTTATGGCTAAGAGAGTGTACGATACGGTCTTGGCTTCCGATTGTGACGGCTGGGTATGTGGTGAGACCCTCAAGAAGGGATCTCTCCCCGTAGACAGGTTAGAGCTTGATTCTTTTTCAGAGGCTGTCAGGGAGCTTATAGAACGGTTTTTTGAGGAGGGATGGTTGCCGGATATGATCTGTGATCTTGGTTGTGGAGGCGCCAGCGTATTTGAGATTAAGCCTACTAACTTCGAGTATCCTCCTGAGGGTGGAGAGAAGATCCTTGAGATTATTGTCGGCAAGAGTGATAAATGGACTATAACGCAAGCGGATTGATATGGCTAGTAATTTAAAAGATATTCTTGCCAAGATCGAGCAAGGCTCCTCATGGGTGTCCTACGACAAGATTTCCGGTACCGGCCCCGACAAGGTGGCTATTAAGGTAGAGCCGGGATGGATGGGTAGGTTGCCTAGGGAGACTTACGTAGCGGTCGAGAAAGGCAAGGTTACGAAGCTCGCTACCATAACCCAGAAGGGCATGGAGCGGGTAAGCGTGGATCCGACCAATATCATGTTCGATATGGAGGGCGGGACGGCGGTCATCAACGCCAAGCTTAACTCCGCCTCGGTCAAGGCTTCCTGCCTTACCCTTGGTGGCTCGGTGAGCAAGTCCTATATAGTATCCATGAACGTGAACGGCTTATCCATGAAAGTCCCGGAAGAGGATAGCAGATATATAGTGTATGCCGATCCTGAGGATCCCGGAGCCACTGATTTGTATGAGGCTAGCTTTGTCATAGCTATGCCTAAGAATATGGATAACGAACAGCATCATGAGATGTTTGTCTTGAACGGTAAGGTTGTTAATATCAATCAACAGCCTAATGATATACCTTATATCATACTTGATCATGACTTCGATAACGTGACTAGCGAGAACGGTCAGGTTGTCATCGATATCAAGTCCAATACCGAGTATGATATCGAGCTGGTATGTTGCACTTGCGGTGATGGTAGTGAGCCGGAACCGGAACCACCCTTCAACGTGGATCCGCAAAGGTTGACGCTTAATAAGGATGGTGATACCCAAATCGTGAGGGTAGAGGCCGGAGATGATGTTTCATGGAGAATAACTGAAGGATAATATGGCAAGGGAAATAGATAAGAATTGTGTCGAGGGTAATTGCTTTGCCATTAACGACAAGAGCCATGGGGTAGGCGATAATAAGCTTAATATCGTATACAAGGCTAATTATACCGGTCAGATCTGTACGGCTAAGTTCCGTATAACGTCAAAGGACGGTAATATTGTCAAGGAGTATATGATAGCTCAGGACGCCAAGCCCGTTTATTATAATATCAAGATGGTTCAGCCGTTCACCAAGGACGACTGTCTGGCCAACCAGCATGGATCGGTGGTGTTGTATACGGTCGAGGAAAGGACTTACAAGTCGTTTATCTCGCAGGAGGACGCAGACGCCAAGGCTATGGAGGATATAGCCCTGAACGGTCAGAAATACGCCAACGAGCATGGTGAGTGTATAACCGATATCTGGTATAACGAGGAGCAGAGAAAGACGTTTATACGTAATAATTGCGATAAGTTCAGTGACGGTCAGGAATATGTTTATATCATTCCTGAGGGCAAGTACGTATCTTCCATCTCTCAGGAGGACGCCGATAGGAAGGCTCTTGAGGATATTGAGAAGAACGGTCAACAACAAGCCAATTTGGAGGGTGAGTGTAAGCCTAAGGAGAATATCTATTATGGTAAGTTTAGTAAGACCTTTACCCGTAACAACTGCGACTCCACGCAATATGGTACTGATGTGGTTGTCGATGAGACGATGGTTACAGGGGACTTCAGATCCATCGTGTCTCAGGAAGACGCTAATAGCCTAGCAAGGGCTGCTGTCGAGGCTCAAGGTCAGGATATAGCGAATATCAAGGGTAACTGTGAGAAGATACCGGTATTTACCGGATCGTACTCCAAGGTATTCCAGAGAACCAACTGCCCTGAGGGTTCTACTCCTGTTGACTTCACTGTGGACGAGAAGATGTGTTCTGGATATCCGTTCACTTCTACGGTATCGCAGGATGCCGCCAACAAGCTGGCGCAGGACGCTGTCGAGGCGCAAGGTCAGGCTATCACCAACGAGCGTGGCGACTGTCAGACTAACGTCTACTATAACGTAAGGATGGAGAAGACAGTCACTAGAAACAATTGCGATGAGTTCCATATCGGTCAACCTTATACTTATGTTGTAGCCGCTGGTAAGTACTTCTCTATTATCTCTCAGGAGGATGCTGACAATAAGGCTAAGGCCGATCTTGAGGCTAACGCCCAGCAACAAGCCAACCTAGAAGGTGAGTGTAAGGAGAAGACGATCTACTACGGTAGGTATAATAAGGAGTTCACTCGTAATAACTGTGATGAGACCCAATACGGCACCAAGGTTGTCGTGGATGAGACTATGGTGACAGGAGATTTCAGGTCTACCGTATCTCAGGAAGACGCCAACAATAAGGCTAAGGCCGCCGTCGAGGCTCAAGGTCAGGATGTGGCTAACGTGAAAGGTAAGTGCGAGAAGGTGCCTGTATATACCGGTACTTATACACGTACGTTTACCCGTAACAATTGTGGTGCTGGCACTGGTGGTACTTATACGGTAAATGATAGGATGGTTGACGGTTATCCGTTCACGTCTACCGTATCACAGGAGGATGCCAACAACAAGGCCAAGGCCGCCGTTGACGCCCAAGGACAGGCTCTTGCCAATATCCACGCCCTTTGTACGTACACTGGCCGTGCTTCCTTGGAATTCACGAGAAACAACTGTGGTGAGTGTAAGATCGGATCTAAGGTGACGATCACCCAAGATATGGTAGAAGGACACCCATTCCAGTCTAACGACTCCCAGACCGCCGCTGACGCTATGGCTATGACCGCCGTACAGGCTCAAGGACAGGCTTTGGCTAACACCAAGGGTACTTGCTCTAACGCCACTATGTATACCGGTAAGGCTAGCTTCGAGTTCACGAAGAGCAATTGTGGCGCTAATCAGGTAGGAAATCCGTTCACCGTGACACAAGATATGGTGGAAGGTCATCCGTTCCAGTCTTGCGTGTCACAGGATGAGGCTAACTTAGTCGCTATGGCCGCTGTCATGAATCAAGGTCAGAAGATCGCCGATGAGCGTGGTACTTGCCATGAGGCTCCTAAGTACACCGGTCATTATAGCGAGGCGTTCGAGAAGAATAATTGTCCGTCTGGTCTTATCCCGTCTTCGGTTACCGTGACCGAGGCTGACGTGACCGGAGGTCCGTTCTACTCATACGAGAGCCAGTTCGCCGCCGATGAGCTTGCCAAGGCCGCTGTCAAGGCGCAAGGTCAGGCTATAGCCAACGATCGTGGTACTTGTGATGAGTTGAAAATATATGTAGGTAATTATAGCAAGGAGTTCACTCCTAAGTGTCCTACTTGTCAGTACGCCGATCCTATCACCGTAACCCCGGATCTTATGGGTCAGTTCTTTACCTCAACCCGTTCTCAGGAAGAGGCAGACGCTTTGGCTAAGGCCTATATCGACAGAATGGGTCAGGCGTTCGTTAACAAGAACTATGATGATACGTGCCATACGAAGACCGAGCAACCGGTATGGGAGACTATCGAGACCGTATGTAAGGACTGTATCTCTCAATTACATCAACGTAACACCAATACCTGTTATACTGATCCTGATAATCAAGAGCGGTATATAGCTGGTGGTAATAATACATGTTTCTGGTTTGGTACGGCATCCAAGGCCTTTACCCGTCAATGTGCGGATGGTGGAGTTGGAAGCTCTGTTACCGTAACTCAGAATGATGTTACGGACCCAAGTCCTAGCTCTGATGGTAAGTTTAAGTCATGTGTATCCCAAGCTGACGCTAACGCCAAGGCATTGGCGGCTGTTACGGCTCAGGGACAGAGCGTGGCTAACTCGAAAGGTACTTGTACGTGGACAGGAAGCTATACCGGTCAGGTTCAGAAGAACAATTGCGCTGATGGCGGCGTAGGAGACATGGTATCCGTAAGTAGCGATAGGCTGCCAGGACATCCGTATACCTCCAACATATCTTTGGCTGACGCTAATAAGAAGGCCGAGAATGCTGTTCGTGGAGCCGATGGACAGAACTACGCCAATAAGAACGGTGGATGTACTTGGACTTACGTGGCAAGCCGTGACTTCTATAAGAACAATTGCGCCGGAAGCGGGGTTGGTCAGAGAATAACGGTGACCTCTACGCAAGCCAACGGCGGTACGCCTATCACCAGCAAGGTTTCTTTGGCTGATGCCAGGAGCAAGGCAGAGCAGATCCTAGACCAGAGAGGACAGGATTACGCTAACCAGCATGGCACTTGTGTGTGGACCGGTACTGGAAGCGCTACGTTCTATAAGGATAATTGTGGTACATGTAAACATGGTGTCGCTCTATCCGTTCCTTATAGTGCCTTAGGATTGTCAGCGTTGACATCTACCGTATCTCAGGCGGATGCCGACAGCAAGGTTCAAAACGCTTTCAAGAATGATACGGCGACTAAGACCGCCGCTCAGGCTTACGCTAACAAGAATGGTGATTGTGCCGACGATGATGATACTCCTGCTTATGGTAATTGGAGTTATTATTGCGACGGGTGTACCTATCGTAAGAAAAGGAGTCAAACCAATCCTTGTTCCTCTGCTTCTGATCAAGACGAGGTGGTTGAGTATGATTCCAGATCTTGTGGATGCGGGTGTGATAATACATATCATATGGATAATAGCAGGTGTAATAATGGTAATAGCGAGGAGCATTATTCTAGCGAGTGCGATCCTACAGGATATTGGCAGAATGGTGGTGAACATTGCTGTAATCCACATGACTACACTATCTATACCAATGAGGTATGTAAGGGATGTTCGGGCGAATGCGGTGATGTATGTGTTCCTGATAGCCCTATTAAGGTGGTTAGCGCTGGTGAATTTTGTGCTTCTTCATCGAATCTGGCTAGTGAACAAGCTTATAACAAGTATAAAGAGTACAAGGATGTATTACAAAATTTAGTTGATGCTAGGATATGTCCTTCTAAGGTTGGCAATGATGACCGATGGGGAAATGTCAAGGCTACGAACTGTCCTAGCAACTGTACTCCTAAGACTATCAGTTATAAGCAAATCGCTGGTAAATATGAGGCTTGTACCAAGGACGAGGCAAACAGAATAGCCGACAATAACCTCCAATCCGATGGTATCTCTTACGCTAATGGCTTGGCGCAGGCGGATAGATGTGATTGCGTGGAGCCAACAAAGACGTGGAGCGCCAACGCTATGCTGAGCGGTGATCCTTGTAATGGTCTGCCTAGTTCTACATCTGCATTAAGGTGCTCCTATGAAGTGTCTTACAATAATCAATGTGGATCATCTAAATCAATAACCGTAACTGTTACTGGCAGGAATGATAATGGGCAAACTGTTACGGCTGGAAGTACTACCGTAGGTATACCTACTGGGTCTGGTAAAAAAACCGGTGTCATAGGTTTTGATTCAGGAGTACAATGTGGGTCTATAAGTGTTTCTGGAGGAGGATCTGGGAACTGTTAAGATTCTGATGTATAACAAAAAAGGAGAGGCTAATAAGTCTCTCCTTTTTATTAAAAACCATAACAGCAGTGATTGTCAACAATTACCTGAATCATGACCAGAGATTGTTACATCTCCACATACCACTTCTCGGCTAAAATATACACTTCCACTCTTGGTTCCGGATCCTGCGGGAATTGTAAAGCTAGCGCTATTGACCTGCTCTTCTCCGTTTTGTGTATATCCTATACCACTCACAGAACCAGATATAGATCTACCACATTGATTATTATACGTAATCGTAAATCCTCTTGATGTGACAAGTTGTTTATGGCTCATGCAATCATTATTCATAGATACCGACCATGACCATGTCTTTGTTGGCTCCACGCAATCGCACTCCATCGCATTGGCTTTTTCCTGCGCTAGTCTCTGTGCGTCAGCCTGTGCCGCGGCGGTAAGTTGGTAGTTTCATCAACCTTGTTTATTCTATTTTCGATAGAAATGACTAATATTGTATCACTAACATTAAAAAAGTAAGACTATGGCATGTGCTAAGAAAAAGAAGATGGCAGAAGGAGGCAAAGTCTCCGAGAAAAAGAAACCTCAAATGAAATGTGGAGGTAAGGTTAAGAAGAAAAAGTAATAACAGGAGGGGTATATCCCCTCCTCAGTATTTAGCATATGAAAAATTCAGAATTTGTATCTAGGATCATGAATGACATGAACTCCATCAATAAGGACGCTCATGTCAGTAGAAGATGGATATTGTCCATAGGCAGGCAAAAAGCAAGGTCTTATATAGCCCAGAAGTATGCTGATGGAACCTTGTTCGGCGAGGAATCGCTGTATACTCATATCAATTGCATGGAAATGGAGAGGGTTCGTAAGGTAGATTGTTGCTTTGATGAGTTTAAGTTATGCAGGATACTTATGAGATCCAAGAAAAGATTGCCCGATATGATATATACCCGTATAGGACCTGCTATCATCAAAGTATCAAATATCATGGATGATATTATATTTACCTCCATATCGTTAAGAAAATACGCTAACAACAAGGAACGTAAATACGGGAATATAGATCAATACTATTATTATGTCAATGATGGATATATCTATATACCAGATATTAACATAGAGGCTATAAATGTTGATCTTATAACTCTCGACAGAAAAGCGGCGTTAGAGCTAGGGGGATGTGGAGCTGAAAAAGATAAGCCATGTACATCTCAATGGGATTATGATTTCATATGCCCAGACAAGCTTCTTGAATATGTGGTTTCCGAAACATTAAGGGAAACTGTAACCAAATTGCAGATCCCTACGGATGAGAACCCGGATATGGATATTAATAAGAAAACACAAAAAATTCAATAACATGAATCTAATAAGATCAATAATCAATTTCTTTGGTTTCAATGACGCCATAGTTGACGGTATAGGCGAAAGAGGGATGAGGGATAGCTCAATCATAAGATATAATGAGGTGCATGATATGTATGACAAGATTATAAAAGATCTGGGAGATATGTCGGCTTACGTATTCAAGGGTTATATCTATGATAAGATAAAGGAAAGAACGGGATTAAGTACCAGACATATTAGTAGGATATTGAATCATACTAAGAAAAGAGATCTTAGGTTTATTTGACATACTCCCATCACTAAAGCAAATGGGATTCTTGGATACAAACGCAAGAAACCCCGATATTACTATCGCTGGAATTACTCTTGCTCTCCAATTCGGAAATGCCCTTCCGAAGTATATTACGGGCCGCAAGAACATCACGGTCGTTGATAGACTCGCATTTTGGACAACACCATGTGCGATCTCTCAACGACAAGTTTTTATTAACAAACCCGCATTCACAAGTCTTTGAGGAAGGATACCATTTGTCAATCTTATGTACTATCACTCCATACTTTGAAGCGATATACGTAAGTTTGTTAATAAAAGAAGAATGACTGAGATCGGAAATCTTCTTTCCCCACAAGTGTTTCATCCCTTCAATGTTTAGATCTTCAATGAAAATATAATCATATTGTTTGCATAATTCATGAGCTAATTTCCATTGAAAATCAGATCGAAAATCGTTTATTTTACGATACGCTTGTTGAAGTTCAAACAGTCTTCTTTTTCTATTATTGGATCCTTTCTTCGCATTAGAAAACTTTCTATTTAGTTTTCTAATCTTGTTTTGATATTGCTTGAAGAATAGTGGAGAATTGATTTTACTACCATCGCTTTTAGTTAGGTAAGTTTTCAGACCAAAATCCAATCCTACAGATGCACCATCATATGTCTTTCTGTAAGAGTTTGCAGGATTATAATCTGTAACTATAATCAAACTAAAACGATAGCAGGTTTCTCTGACTATCCTTATTTGTTTAACATTACCTTCATATGCTCTACTGTATGAAAACTTAAAACGTTTCTTTCCTTTGTTGATTGTAAGGATATTACCGTTTAAGGTAAAACCTCCTTGTTCAAAAACAAAAGAGTTGAAACAATCTGATCTTTTAAACTTAGGTGGTCTCTTTGATTTTCTTTTAAAGAAACGATTATAAGATTCATCAAGACGTTCAAGTATTTCTTGTGTTGTTTGAGAATGAAGAAGATTTCTTTTAATTCTTTTAGCAAAATGCTTCTTCATTTTACCAATTGAGATATATTTCCCAAACAACTTGTAATACCTACGCTGTAAAGCTAAAGCATGATTCCATACAAAACAACATTCACGAAGCATTTTATCAAGATACTTCGTTTTCTTGGATCTGTATATATTATATTTGTAGGAAATCATTTTTTTTATTTGTAATTTTGATTCAAAATTAATCAAACCAATTCATCCACCTTCTAAAGTATGGTGGTTTTGTTGGTTAAATAATCATAATGTATATACAATAAAAAGGAGAGTCTAACAAGTCTCTCCTTTTTTATTATCAACATGATCCAGATCCATCTCCGCTGTCAAAATAAGCGTAAGCCCCAGATGATATCCCGTAATTGGTCGTAGTAGAACCACTGAATGATCCAGATCCGGATGGTATGGTGATTACTCTTGTTTCATAGGTAATTATATACCTAATCATGTATATTATTTCTTGTATTAGGATTGATTGATTATATTTGCGGTATGGATATAAAATCGTTTAAGATATTAAATCAGTATTTTCTCCGGTTCTATAGGTCAATAATGTCTAAGAACGGTAAGAGGAGGAAGCATACGATCGTGGATAAGAATGATATCCTTGAGTGCCAGTCGTTGATCTGGAAAGTCATACGTGATAGGTATCTGGAGGATGAGGGAGGGGTTTATATAAACAACATCGGTTATCTATGTCATAAGATTAATCCTAACCGCAAGATATATCTGAATAAACTTACCGGTACTATTAATAGGCGTGGGACGGGTGGATATTCTTACGTCCATACGTGTATGGATTTTATGCCTAGGAATAAGTATTTTCATCTATATATCTCTCCGGCCTTGAATAAGGAATGTAGGTTGGCTATGGAATCAGGTAGGAGGTATAAGTTCTTGTACCGGGAGGTTGAATCGGAGAGTAAGGTATTTGGAGTTAAATGGGTTTACAAGCTGTAGAAGTTTTTTTGTGATCCAGTTAGCCCGTGAGGGTAGACTGGATTTTTTTTGTATCACGGATTCAAATACATATCTTTGTGCAAAAGACTTAAATATGACTATAAAAGGGCTATTGGCCGAGATCAAGGCCGATTTACATAAATACGATGATAGCGGGGCTATAGATACCTCGTCTGTTTATAGGTGGGCTGAGATCGCCTTGAAAAGGTTCGGGGGTGTTATAGCGGTCATGTCAGAGGCGGTTGTCAAGACCAGCAACAAACAGGCGGTATTGCCTTCTGATTTTTTCGACATGCTTGACGCTTATAGATGTGAGCCTCTGGTTTGCGAGATACCGGGCGGCGACAAGGCTAAGGCTGACCTCCAACACGAGATCGGCTGGGTCGAGCGCACCGAGCGTGGGTTCCGTTGGAACTCCTGCACCGAGTGCTGTAAGGAGGAGTTTGAGAAGACGATCACGGAGAGGATATATATCGGGTCTCACGAGGTTCGATTTCATTACCATCATCCCGTAAGGCTGTCTATAGGTCGAGGACTGAGGCGTGATTGCGCCGCCGACAAGTATCGGGATAAGTACGATTGGGATAATTATGATATAACTATATCCGGCAATACTATGTATACAGGGTTTGATGGATTTATTTATATCATATATCGTGCTACACCCAAGGATGATGACGGTCTCCCATATATACCTGAAACGGCGTTAGGATACCTTGAGGATTATGTTGAGACGTATATCAAGATGAAGATCTTCGAGAATGCCGCCGTGAATGGCTTGATACAAGGCGCTGGTGACGCTTATAAATTATATGCTCAGCAGGAGCCGGGTAAGTTTGCTAGGGCTATGAAGGAGCTTAAGATGTCGATGATTACCTTGAATGATTATCGGGAGCTGGCTGAGGATAATAGGAGGAGGATGCTGTCTCATGAGCGTATGTGGCCCAACGCTTTTGATAAGTATATTAAACTTATTTAACAAAATACGATGATATGGCTGATTGGATACATTTAGATAAGACAAGTGGTACCGGTCCTGCTGAGGTTAGGGTTACCGCTGATATTAATGAGACTGGCGAGATACGTCAGGCTACGTACAAAGTTATAAAAGAAGGCACCAAGGAGGAGAAGACGTTCGTGTGCAGGCAGGAGTCGGTCCCGGTGGTTATTATCCCGGAGTTCGACTACCTAGTGCTTAGGTATATCTGGGCTGACGAGGACGGCATTGACTTTGACACGGCTACCGGTTTCGATAACACCGGCCTCCCGGATGTTGACGGCAAGCTGGTTGGTTGGAGTAAACAGTATCAGACCACGCAGGAACGGGTAGGTGATTATCTTATCCATGGCGGTGATAACATGGAATCAGGTAATGAGGCTGCCTTAATCCAGATGGGGCCGTTGTTGGATGGTGATAATTACGATAAATTACCTCTTGAGATCAGGTGCAGTATATACGGTAACTGGTATGGTGGTCGTGAGAAAGGTAATGTCACTATCAGGTTCACGGCATATAAGGGAGGTACGATGGAGAAACGTGGATATGATTTTGTCAATATCGGAGGCGAGGAGGTTTATACCGGTGACGCTCCCACTAACGTATCCGCTCATGGTGAGGATAATTGGCAAAATATAAAGACCTTGTATTCTAAGGTAGGCACGATGATCTATAACAAGGAATCTCGTGACTGTATTGTAAGAATAGGTGAGTGATTGTTCTTTTTCATAATACAAATATTTATCAGCTCTCTCGTCCGTGAGGATGGGGGAGTTTTTTATTTTTTAGTCCTTTACTTATGACATATTTGATTTTTTATTGTGCAGGAATAATCTAGCTTTGCCGAAAACTAGTATTATGGTCACATTGAATGATGTAAATAACGAACTCCATGTCCGGTTATATATACTGGAGGTGCTTAAGGATTATATAAGAGATGATGATTTCGACGAGCTTTTAGATAAGGCGTTGGATTTTGTCATGGAAGGCGTTTCTATGCCTAAGGCTCCGGCCAAGGATACCACCATGAGTGACATATCAAAGAGCGTTTTGGCTTTGGTAGCGGGTGCCGGATTAGATGAGAGGCTAAGCAAAAGCTCTTTAGAGTTAGCTTACGATAGGTATAAGATGAGGTACGTATTCGATCCTCGAAATCGGGATATACACGGTGTGATCGTAGGTTATTCCAATGACTTTAATAGTCTGGTAGCTGTGTGTGATGAGGGATCGAAGAAAGGAGTGGACAAAGGATCTACTGATTTTGTGGATGTCAATGAGAGATACGTGACTAACGGTTTCTTTTACATATCTGTAGAGGATGCCGATAAGCAATCGAACTACATGGGTGGAAATTCGTAATTATTATGTTTTTGTGCTTTACCACGAGACGTTTTAAGTGTTTAGTCTTCCTCCTGACTTGTGAAAGTTAGGAGGATTTTTTATATTCGCGTGATTTGAATGTTTTGCATAATACGTACTGTTTATTAGAATCCGCCACATAAGTGATTATCTGGTGGATTTATTATATTTGCGAAAAAGATAATGTCGTGCAAAATAACTCTAACATAGCGGTTCCCGACTCCGGGATGAATAGGGATAAGCATCCACAGGATCTATCCCCATCTGAATATAGTTTCGCCTTGAACGCCACCATAGAGGGTGACGATGGAAGCCAGCTTAAGATCCAGAACGAGCCTAGTACCCTTTTATGTAAGCGATTCGATGGCTATAAGGTTATTGGGTATAAGAATGATATAGCTGGTGATAACACTTATTTCTTTCTATCTAATCCGGATGATAATACGTCTAAGATCACGTTCATGCGGTCATTGGATTATATCAAGACCGTGGAGGATCAATTGGCTGGATCGGGAAAGGACATCCATCGTATCCTTGGCGAGAGGCTTGAGGAGTCGGATGGTCGTTTTGATGAGATATGTGATTTGATGGAGATCCTGATAGAGGACTGGGTTGATGACCCTTGTCTTAATTTCTCCATTCATCATCCGATCTTCGATATAGAGATCAAGGACGAGAAATGCGGGAAGGTGATATACTGGACCGATGGATATAATCCCCAGCGATATGTTATGGTCGATAAGGCCCTTAACCCGGATGATGATGGTGACTTTTGGTATCATTACCATGGGTATAAGACATGTGGGGATGACAAGCCAATAGAGAGGTGTAGGCTGGCCTGCGAGAAGCTGCTGGTGTTCCCGTTGCTGACGGCCCCGTGCGTGGAGCCTGAGGTCGTGGAGTTCGGGGGAAGCTTGCGTGCCGGGACCTACCAGTTCTGCGTGGCGTTGTGCGATGAGTTCGGGATTGAGAAGACTGGATATTGCTCATTGACCAACCCAATCATGTTATTCGATCGTCAAGATATGGTTATCCGCGATGGTTTATGGGGTAAGTCAACCAACATGGGTATCCGCCTTACCGTGTCCAATATAGATAAGCAGGTATCTCATTATAAGATAGGTGTTATACAGAACACGGTTGGGTTTAATGGTGAGCAAAGCCCGGTTCTTGAGTATTTCATAGAAGGTATACATCCGATAACGGAAAGGACTATCTATTATCTTACGGATCAATATAGCGAGCGTACGACCATGGAGAAGTTATCCAAGGAAATACCGGTATATAAGACAGCCAGAGGCATGACGTCTGTCGGGAATCGTCTTCTTCAATACGGATTGACCGTGGAGAATGAATGGAATCTTCAACCGGTCGTTAATTTCTTGGGTCATTTCGTTAAATGGCAGACATCGATAGCCACGGAGAATCTGTATAAAGACGGTGTGGCTTGCTCTAAATACGCCTCTTTCATGCGTGACGAGGTATATCCGTTGGGTATAAGGTTCTTTACCAATACAGGATACAGGACAGCTAGATTCCCGCTCATCCCTCGTCCGGCCACAAGGGAGGAGATGGAGGTTATCGTTGATGAGGACGGTAACTCTGATGACCTGTCGGCTGCGTCGGTGCTGGAGAACAACCCGCAGTGCGCGGGGAACAGCCGCCGTCATCTTTGGCAGTTTAAGAATACGGCAAAGATCATAAACGACCCATCTTGGGGATTTGATGATTTTGGAGGAGAATGTAAGAATCAGTTAGATGTCAAGCAGCTCAGATATGTAGAGCAGGAATATGCCACGGTAGGAGAGACCCAATTCGTTATCAATACGATGGGGGAAGATGTTACGGTAGATGATGCTATTGATTATATCGCTGATAATATAGAGAACCTGTGTGATATCATAGAATCTAATGTAGGTATTACTGACGAGTTATGCGCTGCTATATCATTGCCGGAGGATCAAGACGGTATAAAGGCTCCCGATTTCCCTAGTGGATGTGATGATATCGAGAGGATAGAGACCAGGACTATATTGGATAAAAACTCTTTGGTGGATTCTAGGATTGATTTTACGTATAAGCTGGCTAGTGATTACGTGGAGACCGAACCTACGACATTAATACAAAGTAACGCCGAGTCACAAAGGAAATTCTCTGTATTGTGTGATTTCGATAATTACTCCAGTGGAGGTAAGAATATCATAGATCTGGTTCAGGAATGGCTGGATGGTCAGGATGAGGATAAATTCCCGTCTGATATAGACTCCTCCGCCTTGGTCTTGTGTCAGGATATGTCTAATGTCCGGCAGTTATATGATGAGGGTATATGTACTAATGGGTGTTCGGTAGGTGATCCTCACGTGAATCCTACTATTAACGATGTTCAACTTCCTACATTCCAAGGGGGTAGGTCATTGGGTAAGTGCACATATTTGTATCAATATCCCGGATGGGAAGGAAAGAAGCATACGGAGACGATGCTTGATCAGTTAATGGATACGATGGAGGCTTATTTCCCCCAATATGAGAGTCAGTTTGGTATCGAGAACGCCATGTGTCTTTTTGGCGATGGTGATAATTCTAAGTTCAATACCAGCATATCTACTGATTGGGAAAGTCGTGTGTCTGTGCAGAATGATATTGACGCCAAGACCAATTGGTTCGGTAGAAGCAACTTGACTTATTTCAAGTTCTATCCACATGTATCCTCATACGCCAGATGGGTGGAGTTGGATTACGAGAAATACATAAGTGGTTTATCCGATCCTGATAACGGTATTATGTATATAGAGATGATGGGTAACTATAATTATCCGATCGGCGACTCATCATCATACAATAAGGTTCGTATAACGTTTTTCTCGGACAAGGAAGGTACCGTGGCTCCTAATCCTTTGGCTAATGATGCCAAGAAAGGTGTTATAGTGAATTACGTGGATCATAAGATATTTATGATGCCAAAGTACTTGTTCTGGAATGATGACAAGACTACTTTCCATAAGATATATGTTTGCATCGAGCCTGCGGTATGCGTGTTCTTCACCGGTTTCGCCATGAGGCAGGACATGAAGGAGCTTGCCGGATTCTATACGGCCGGCACCGCCATCTTCCCCGCCCCGTTCTGTTTTGGCATTCGGCCACTGGAGGTGAAATACGTATTCTTCTTCACGAAAGAATTGAAATTAAGAAGATTTGTTACCTATGAGGCGAAATGTATCTCATGTGGAGATAAACCCGCTGATTGCGCTCCCAGACCATATCAGTACGGTGATTTCGGATATTGGGAGTCTGCCAATAAGTATCCGGCTAATTTTGAGTTGTATGATTCAAGCAAGATCGGGATATCATCGGGAGGATCAAAGAGGAAGGACATAATAGATTCTTTGACGAAATACTATGGGTCTCCTAAATCAGTTGGGGGTAAGTCTTATTTCACCGGTAATGGGGATAACGCTGAGTACCCCAATACGTCAACCACGTTTTGTCAGAGACCTATACGTCATTACAAGTTTCCGGATAACTCTGTCGCTCCTTTTATGGGTAATCCGTCTCAACTGACCGGTCAATATGGAGTTGACTCCTATATTTATCCTATGGGGGTGATGCTTGATGACGATATCGTTAATGAGTTTCTGGATATAGCGGTAGAGAACGGTCTTATAGATAAGGCTAGAAGAGATTCTATAATAGGATATGAGTTGTATAGGGGCGATAGGACGTTGGATAAGAGCGTTATCGGGACCGGTCTGGCTTATGATATGTTTAAGTACGATGATCCCGACGGATCGGCTAACCTTTATCCTAATTACCCTTACAACGATTTGTCTGATGATATGTATATCTATAAGGATATTAATCGTGAGAAATTTATAACGCATCCGTTTAACAGGAAGGGTAATATCTGGTATTCATTCTTAAGTCCTGATATTGCCTTTAACAAGCCTGACGCTCCCACCGAGTGCCTTGTTGATGGTTATCAATTAGGTAAATCCTCCGGTATATTCAGGGAGGTGGAGGATCACCCTAAATGGACGATATTAGGGAGTAAGGCTTACAGTATGGCAACATCATTGGCTACGGTGGAGGCTATGGCTAATTTAATATCCGCTATAGCTGAGTATACATATCAGTCGGCTTCACAGCAATATGTCGGTGGAGGCGTGTTCTTTTTAGCCAACCCTGTCGGCATAGCGCTGACGGCTATCCGTCTGGCTACGGGTATCGCCAAGGCCACAGCCCAGTCCGTGGTGGATATAGGCAAGTACAGGTATCAGTGGTTAACGGCATTGATAGATAGGGGACCTAGACGGAACTATGCTTATTATTATACTTCTGTCGCTCATTATAATTTATTTTACCAAAAAATAGGGGCGTCGGAGCTACGTGGATTGTCAACGGCCAAATATATCAAGAGCGGATTATATCCGGTAACAGATATCTCTTCGCAAGGGGAGACCGTAGGTGGTAAGCCTATTATCATAAACAACCTCGATCGTGAGCATTCGTTGTTCATGTCATTTGGTATGGATAAGTATATGCTTGAATATCCGGAGTTGGTTTCAAGTTACGATACCAGTCGTATTCAGGATGAGTGTAATATTCGTAACGATGAGGTGGCTGGTATGACGCCTCATTTTATGACACGTGAATCTTTCGTATCCTGTCCTTATATGAGGATAAAGAAATATTCTCCGGCTCAATACGGACAGATAGAGGACATCAGGTGGGTATCGTTAGGTGGTTGCGGGTTGATGGATAAGGATAAGCGTAAACCTGTTTTTGGAGGTGATGTATTTATATCAAGATTCTCACTTAAGAGGAAGATGCCTATGTTTTACTTGACTCAGTTCGGTCAGGGGGACATGATACCATTCCCTTATTATGATTATCGGAACATCGGGTATCCCCGTTATTTCGTTAATTACGACACCGGGGAGGATTATCTTAATAAGACCGATACGGATACCGGATCGCTATACTCTTTCCCTAGCCGGAAGAGCGCTTATGAGATGGTTTGCAAGACCGGAGATATGTATCTTAGCGGTCGTTTCTTCCTATACTTCTATGGCATACCTCAGTTTCTTGTGGAGTCTGAGATCAATTGCAATTTCCGTATAGCCGGGCCTGAGCCTTACGAGGGGTTCTATCCGGAGGTGGGGGATTATATATCATGGACTCAGGAGCGTAATGTCCCTATATCAAGGGATAATGTGTTTAAGATGAGTCCTGTGTATAAGAATCGATTTACGTTAGGTGGCAGGTCATTACCAGAGACGTATGATAGCAATTTTTGGGACTGCGCTTACCAAAGACCCAACGGCGTCATATGGAGCACCGCCGACGTGTCGGAGAACGGCATGACCGATCCTTGGCTGTCGTACAAGCCTATGGATTACCATGAGTTCAAGACCTCTTTCGGGAAACTTATAAGCATGAAAGGGATAGAGTCGGATCAGATACTGGCTCGTTTTGAGAATCAGGTAGGGTTGTACAATGCCATAGACGTGTTGGCGGAGAGAATATCCCCGGAGAATAGCGAGCTAGGGACAGGTGGTCTTTTCGCCTCTCGTGGTATCGAGTATAATAATACGACGTTAGGATATTCCGGGACCCAGAGCCGGGATATGATCAGTTGTGAATTTGGGCATTTTTGGGTCGATTTAAGGCGTGGTCAGGTGTTTAAGGTAGATTCTAATGGTAGGAATCTTACGGAGGTCACACCGGGGCTTAGAAACTGGTTTAAGGAGCATCTTCAGATGAAGATCATCCGTAGCCGGATATATAACGCTGATACGGACGCTGAGTTGTCTTATTATGATATCGATAACAAGTTTTTTGGTATAGGGCTATCCATGGGCTGGGACAATCGGTTCAAGAGGGTTCTGATAACCAAGAAAGATTATATACCGGTAGGGAATCCGAGCGAGTACCAATTCCGTGGCGGCCGGTTCTACAGGAACGGACAGGCGGTGGAGTTGCAGGACACCAGCCATTTCACGGACGTCTCGTTCACCGTTGGGTATAACTGCCTGAAGGGTGAGTGGAAATCATATTTATCCTACACCCCTGATTATTATATCGAGCACCAGCATTATTTCCAGTCCGGAAAGAACTACTCAAGTGAAAGTCAGGAGATAGGTTTATGGTCTCATGGTTTGACCAACCAATCGTATCAAGTATTTTATGGTAAGCTATATCCGTTTGTTATAGAGGTTCCGGTACGTGAGCAGTACGTGAATAAGATCCTCACCAACTACCAATATCGGATGGATGCCAGAAGATATCAGGATGAGGTTAATTACCAAATTCTTAGGACTACTGGATTTAATAAGGCATGGTTTTATAATGATACCAACAACAGCGGTGAGCTTCGGATGGTTATCGCCGACAAGAACGATATGAGCCAGCGGTTAAGGTATCCTGTAACCAATGACGATAGCCGTGAGATACTGGTGACGGAGGTTGATCAGAAGATAAATATAAATGACTATTTTAACGAGGTCAAAGACGATACGAACAATCTTCCGATATGGGTTAAGGATGTGAATGACATTGGCCGGGAGATCGACCCCATGGCTGTCGATTATCATCGGAGGTGGCGTGATCGTCTTCGTGGCGATTGGTTCTTGGCAAGGTTCGTGAATGACATTGAGAGCCGGTTCAAGATGATAGTACGTTGGTTTAGCAACGATGAGAAAGTTTATTGAGGTGATTATATACCTTTAAATATTTGATGTTATGGCAGCAGGGAAAACTAGCAGTAAAAAGAAGGGCAAATGCCCGAAATCAGGATGTATCAAGAAAGTAGGGAGTGATTGGCGAGTGGTCAGTAACAAGACCGGTAAATTATGGCCGGCTAAGTACAAGTCTAAGGAGAAAGCTAAAGGAGCCTTGGCTGCTTATCACATGCATTAGCGTATAAACGGGTACATGATTTATTATGTACCCGTTTCGTGTTTTTAGGCTTGTGATATTATGGTTATCTTTGTGAAAAACGTAATATATGTCTAAGAAGAATAAACCGGAGGAAATCCCATCGTGGATAAGGGATTTATATAAGGAGGATCTTGATCGTGTCGTAAGAGGTGAGCGTCCCATGTATTTCAGGGGTATGGATGATAGTCCTTTAAGGAACGTATCCCCGGAGTTTGATATCCTTAGCGGAGGAGCCGCCGTCAAGGGCATGAATGGGATAAGAAGTACGTTGTCCCCGTTGAATAACGGCATGGGTAATTATAATTTTAGTATCAGGGGTATAAATAAGAAGATAGGTGAGCTGGTTGATGAGGCGGGGCTATATTTACCTGAGAAATTAAGACCTGTATATCGGACTGTGGTAGATGCTATGTCGAGTTCCAAGGATAAGGGGTTGGGTCATATCACGCAGCCGTTGGCCAACGCCCTGTACCCTGCGGACGAGCGGCGGAACCGGCGTCTGGACGGGGAGCATCCCGTTGGTTATGTGGATGCCATAGACGGCATATGGCCTAGGGAGAAATACGGTCTTTGGGGAGAGAAGATAGAGGAGAAACAGGATGGAGGTGAGATTGACAAGGATAAACTTATAACCCTCATCAAGAGCAGCGATGCCAATTTCGCTAGGAGGTTAAGGGATGAGAAAAGGAAAACCATACCTGACTGGGAGGTCGATGGGAATGTCGCCACGCATAAGCTTGGCTACGCTGGCGTGGATGGTCGGTATGTGATATATCCTTCGGTCAGGGAGATAGATGGTGAGTTATACGACTTCACTGATCCTAAGAATAATAGGGGTGAGTGGGACGCTCTTGAAAGTGCCATCGCTGACGGCGACACTATTATGGTGGATTCTGAGCGGGAAGCGGAGTGGTTGACGGGTAATTATAAGAATTATTTCAAGAGTTTCGATGAGTATGCGGAGGGAGGTCCTGTAGGGGATATAGCCAGAAAAATGTACAGGTCGGATCTTGATCGCGTTATATCCGGTCAGTCCCCTCAATATTATGGGCAACTCAATGATAGGCCGCTGGAAGACGTCCATCCAGAATTTGATGTCCTTACTGGAGGTGTTCCTATGAGGTTGTCCCCGTCTTATAAGATGGGGTTGGTAGGTAAAGATGTATTTACCAATCCATGGGAGTCTAGCATCTATGGAAAGGTATTTGATAAGTTGGACGATTATGCCAGCATCCCTAATGAGATATTTACTAAATATCTTGGGAAGACATTGAGGGGTATAAGGAGAAGGATACCTGACGAGGAGGATAAGGAGAGGTTTGAAAGCGCGGCCAAGAAAGTAGCGGATAATATTCATAGGGATCTTGATTATTATATAGGGTTGATATCCACTACATTGGCCGATGATGAGAAAGACAAGAAAGAGGATGGTGGACCTGTAGATACTGATAAAGGATATGGGGAAGGCAAATATGTTGTTGATCCCGGTAGATCGGACAACAACAAGATGGTTGTGTATGATGAGATATGGGACTATCTGACAGAAAAGAAGGGAATACCACAAACGCAAGCTATCGGTATCCTGTCGAACATCGCCGCCGAGTCCGGAGGGGACACCGAAGCCCTAGGAGCCGCCGGTGATTTTGGCATCCAACAATGGCTTGGACCGAGGAAGAAGGAGCTACAGCGCAGGTATGGGAAGAAACCGACATTGACACAGCAGTTGGATTATCTCGTGGATGAGTATCAAGGCAAGGTCCCGGGGTTAGGTTGGAATTACATCAATCAAGGAAAGTTTTTTGACAAGGACGCTCAAGGTAATGTATATAATTACTATATGTATTCTAAATCCGATTTCGATAACGCCGTCAACTACAAGGACGCTACCGTGGCATGGAATCAAGGATACGGTAGGCCTCTTGGATCGACCTTGAGAAATGAGAAGAGATTTGAGTTCGCTGATATGTTCGCTAATAGGTATGGTGTCCCGGAGAACGAGCCAATGAGATACGAGTTCGGACAGCGGGATTCGGGCACGGGGGACGGAGGTCATCAGCCCGTGCCTGAGACGGTAGCCCCCGCCGGCCCTTCTTTGGCTTCCCATCCTGCCGTGGATAGCTGGTGGGAGAAGGAAGGTCAAGACCTGTTATATAAGATGCTAGCTCAATCAGGCGCCAACAAGAAAGCTATAGAGGATATCGCTAACAACATCAAGAACGATCCCCAATCAGAGGCACAGGTAGCGGAAGCTGAGCGTATGCGTAGAGAACAGGCAAAAAGGCAGCTGGTACTTAATATGATACCGGGGTTAAGTCTTAACATAAAAGGTATGAGTAGAACTCGAAATTAATACTACATTTGTGAAATTATTAAATGTTTTAGATATGAAAAGATTGTTATTTTTATTTGCTATGTTATTGACGCCGTTCGTTTTGATGGCGCAAGAGGTAATCTCATCAGAAGGGGCTATCACTATTGATTTAACTACCTTCACCGGCATCATGGCTTTCGTCACGATGTCAGCTACGCAGTTAGCCAAGGTTGTGCCGTATATTGACACCCATAAGTGGGCTAAGATCTTATCGGCTGTGGTTATTGGGATGTTGACATGTGTCTTGGCGTGGTTCCTTCAGGTATCCCCATTGTTGATAGGTAGCGAATGGTGGGAAGCCCTGTTGTATGGAGTGGCAGTCGGGTTTAGCGCTGCTGGTTTCTATGACCTAGTGAAAGCAATAGGTTCGTTATTTGTAAAGAGGATCTAAAAGAAATAGGTTGATATAATGCGATAGCTATATGGTTTATTATAGGTAATCCAATCAGCTATCGCATTTTATTTTTTTTATTGTTTGTATTTTTTAAATCCGTATTTTTTAGCTATGCTATTTATTATACCTTCATCTATATTAAACCATTCTCTATCTTCTTTAAATCCTGATAAAAGTTTATGCATATACGACTCGATATCGTCATCTATTGTGTATATCATTTCTATATTTATATTTGATACTCTAAGAGCTGATAGTCTTTTTTTAATATTAGTAGCCCTACCTATTTTACAAAGACCTGATATTCTATCTATTGCTATATATGTTTTATATCTATTATTTGAAATACTTCGATAATTTTTTGATATACTGTTTAGTATTTCATCTATAATCTTTGTCGAGGATATTGAGTTTATTGCATAAGATATTAGATGTGCCTTTATTTTATCATCTATATTCATTACGATTGATATAAATACTCTGTAATCGACAAACCATTTTTGTCCATGCCCTTTACCTTTTCGGTATGCTAATCCAACATTTTTTAAATCAGATATTGTCTTTATGCTTTTTTCTGGCATATTTATTTGTCTTAATATATTATTGATTACGTTTTGTGTTATACTTGATGTTATGTAATGGTCGGTTCTAATTTTTGGATTATTCTTTGATTCTCTATACGAGTTTATTATATATACAAAGTCTGTTATACAAATAAAATTGTCTTCTTTGTTGAACTCAATGCTATTTTCTGATATTTCTCTATTCATTGTTTTGTAATGTTTGTTTTTACGCGAATATATAAAATAGTATGCATTACAACAATATTTATAGGTGTTTTTATGCATCTTTAAAAGATTAATTTAAAACAAAGACTCATCGTTGCTGAATGATGAGTCTTTGTTTTTTTAAACTATCTTTGTGTCAGAACGAAATTAATTTGATATGAGCAAGTATGTAATCAAGAGGAAGATACCTAAATATCAAGAGGCCGGGGAAGTTGGGTCGTATATGCTTGGTAATATGGATGGCATACAAGGGTTAGGTATAGAGCCTTTGGTGAATACCAACCAAGGATTACCCGCGCCGGTCAATCCGCTAGGGATATATTCTTTGGATACTCCAGATCAGTTGAGGACTAAATATGCTAATGCTTTTGATCAGGATAGTGTGTTTCCGGCTAGCTTCAAGGGTAGTTTACAGCGTATAGCTGAGAATTATCAGGACAATGGTATTACGCTTAATAACATAACTGTTAACGATGTTGATAAGTCTAAGACCGGTTCAGGCGAGACGGATGTTTTTGATTTTACCACCATCCCCTACTATGGCGCTGATGATATAGGGTCTAGATTCACTCAGATGGGTCGTGGTATAGGGCGTATGAGAAGCGAGGGATATGGTGATTTATCCACTGGGGCTAAAACAGCTAATACGATAACCACCATAGCCTCAGGAATTAGTGGTATCATGGGGTTGGCTCGTAACGTGGTTTCTGGGATAGCGTCAGAGAAAGGTACTCGTACTAATATCAGGTTGGCTCAAGATCGTGAGGCTAGGCAAAGAAGGCAATCCCAGATGCAGTACAAGGATGGTGGGGGTGTTTATCTAGGGCCTAATAATAGGTTCGATAGCGGAAGCCTTACCGGTGAGTACCTGTATCCGTTACCTAAGTCGATGGAAGATCAAGCCAACGTAGAGGTCGAGAAGGGTGAGTACGTGACGCAGCCCGGAGAGGCGCCGATGGAGGCTATGGGGCAGAAGCACGCCGATGATGGAACCCCCGTTTCCTTGGAGCAGGGAACGAAGGTTATTACCGACGACACAACCATAGAGCCGGATTTCGCTAAATACATCAGAGATACGTATGGGATCAAAGCCACGCCTAAGGATACGTATGCTACGTTAATGGACAGGTATAAGGCTAAGATCGGTCTTAAATCGGCTTACGATGACCAGAAGAAGGCATTGGAGAAGCTGGAGAAAAATAATAAGATAGATGATGAGAATACAAGGCGTTTGAACGCCTCCGTATTATCCAAGGCTATAAATGATAGCAACGATATCGTTAATGGATTAGAGGGAAGATTTACGGACTTCGCTAACGTTATATACAAGGAGCAGGAAGACCGGAAGATGAAGAAGGATGAGGATACGTATTTCGCTAAGGGTGGTGAAATAGATAACATCATATCCAGATCCATGAAAGAATACGGTCTTACGGAGGAGGATGTAGCTGAGGCTAAGAAAGAGCTGCTTAAGAAAGTGGCTGGTATTCGCCAGAAGATGGAGATAGGAGGCACGTCTTTGTTCGGTCGTAAATTAACTTTCCGCCCGATCGAGAATAGGTTCAACAATGATCCTAACTATTTCGGTTATCAACGCCAAGGAACTGATGGCTCTTATGGAGGTGTTAATACGGATGAGAGGTTGAATTATTATAAGACATTCAATCCGGTCGCTTACGATGCTTATATGAGAGCTTCAGAGGGCGCTAGGGCTAGGGCGTTGCAAGACGCTATCTACGGTCAGACAAGTAGCTGGATGGGCTTGGCTACGGCTGAGAACCCGATCATCGCCAACGCCGAGGCGCTTCGGGATTACACGACGCTCGTTTCCTTTGGCGGTGAGGATAGTCAAGGTAATTACCCGGAAGACAAGAAAGCCGCATATCATGATAGGATGAGAGACAATAAATTAGGTTTGTTTACCACATCTCGCCCTATGATCGGTCTAGACGTTGTTACAGAGGAACAGCATAAGGCTCTTAACGATGCTGGTATCACCCATTTTAGCCAACTATTCTCTGACAAGAACAAGGATGTCGTTAATAAGATACTTGGCGAGGATATGCTTAAGATGCAGGCATTGAGATCCATGAAAGGAATGGAAGGTCTTGATTTTATACTTGACCCTCATAAGGTGGCTCCAGGTCCTATGGATATAGGTGATGTGGAGGAACCTGATGTTAAACTGGATATGCCTGAGCTGATTGATCCCAATACACTCCCTAAGACCAATACAAATGCCGGTAAGTCGAACAGCGGCAATGGAGGCAGGAATATAGTGGGTGGCGGTCTTGACTTCCCCGAGGTATTTAGGATGACCCCGGGAGCCGTGACAACGGAAGGTCTGGAAAGGCATTACGCTCCTACCGTGGATCCGGTGTTGAGATCGGCTGATCAGTATATGGTTGAGACCAATCGTGCTTTCCAATCACAATTGGATCAGATGGGTAATGTCCCGGATTCCCAGAGAGGGGCTTTATCATCCAACTTACAGGCTATCATGAGTTCCAATATAGGTAGATACATTAATGAGGTAGAACAAGAGAACGTGGCTCAAAGGGCTTGGGCTGATAATGTAAACGCCCGTACTTGGGCTGATACGTATGATAAGAATATAGCCCAACGTCAAGCTTACCAGCAACGGATATTGCAGGGATTGGCTATAAATGACGAGAACTGGGCTAGGTATTTCGATAGCGTAAATGACGAGATCCAGCAGAAGTGGAATACGGCTACGACCATGAATACATTAAGGTCTATATTTGGGGATGCAAAGATTGGTCCAAATGGACAATTAATCGCTGATCCTCAAGGAGATATATTGAGTTATAGGAGATTATATCCTGCTCAGGAAGTAACTAAAGGCAAGAAAGGATAAAGGATGGCTTCACAATATAGTATATTAAGGAATTACGGCAAGTATGTATCGCCCTACAACATGGATGTCATGATGCAGGGGATGGGGTACATGCAGCAGAAGATAGATACCAATCGGCAGGCTATAAACGAGTATGCTGATTATATTATCAATTCTGACATTATAAAACCTCAGGATAGGGAATATCTTCAGAATAGGTTAAATGGGCTGATACAGGACGTGAATAACGTGTATCGTAAATCTAATTTGGCTTCCGACGGTATAGCCAGAAGCATACAGGCTCGTCTTGGAGAAGCTCTGGATACCCGTGTGTTGAATGCTATTTCCGGTACTAGGGAGATCCGGGCTTTTAGCGAGAAGATGGAGGATATGAAGCTGAACAATCCCAAGATGTATAGTCCTATAAACGAGGCTGAGGCTTTTGCGGATGCCGTGGCTTGGATGAATGACGGTCAGGTAGGGACACGTCTTAATCCTATACATTATACCCCTTATACGGATTACCACGCTGAGATTGATGAGAAGATGAAGAATTTCATCTCCCTTAACAAGGGGAAGAAAGTCAATGTACCGGTGACTGATGCCAATGGCAACAGGACGGGCGAGATGCGTGAGATGTATATAGATGAGATGAGTTACGCTCAGGTCAGGGATATAGCCATGGCTTCTATATCTGAGAACGGCAAAGCTCAGATGCAACTAGAGGGTAGGTATATGGCTAGAACGAATCCTGACTTATTTAATGTTCAAAGCACCTCAGATTTCCTTAAAGGGTATATTGATGATTTCAGTGTCAAGGAAGAATCCATACGAGCCAAGCTAAAGGGCGTTGGCAATGACAAGGCCAAGAGGGCTAAGTTGGAGTCGGAGCTGGCGGATATTATCAAGCAGAGAAATGATTTCGTGGAGGAGGCCGAGGGCGTTATCGGTAGCAACTACAGCCCGGAGCGAGCCGGCATGTTCATGGTACGACAGCAGTTCCTTCGTGGCGTCGGGCTGAGATGGTCTTATAATAACTCATACGAGACGTTGGGTGTTGATGATTATTATTTCAAGGCTAATCAGCAGATGATGGATAGAGCTAAGTTTAATGAGACAAAAAGGCATAATCTAGCCATGGAGAAAGCAGCGTTGATAAGAGCCAGCAAATCGGGTAAGTCGGAGAATGGAGGTGGCGGAGGTGATGACACGACCGGGCCTACCGTGGTTACCAAGAGCGCAAACCTTGACGATGTGAGCATAAGCGATGAGTTCATGAACGGGTTCATAGCCAACGAGAAGGCGGTGACTACCGGCATGGGTAATTTCGTTAAGTCATTATCAGATGACGCTAGAAGGAAGATCGACGCATGGGCGTCTGATCCTGAGAATAGTAACGTGGTCAAGGATATGGATAACGATCAGGTTATCATGGCTTATTTCAAGGCCAATGGAGGGTCAAGGAACGAGTTGCTTGATTACAATGGTCAGGATAGTTATTTGAAGCTTCTTGGATTAAATACCCAAAGAGGGAAGTATAATAAGATCAATGATGGATTCAATAAGGCGAGCAATGCTGTTTTGGATGGTATTGATACTATAATTCAGAGAGAAGCTAGATCGGACAGTGGGTCAGGTATAGATATTAGTTATGGATTCGGCACATTCAATCTTGGAGATATTAATAACAATGGCGATAAGGTTTTTGATATAAATGGTATAAACGATATAACATTAAATGATTGGAGTAAGTTGTCCGCTTACAGCTCTTTGTTAAATGATAATATAAATACTATTAATTACGGTGTTGAAGGAGAAATGCCTCATGTATCAATGGATTCGGGTCAATCAGGTGTCTTATTGGATCGTGTGAATGATTTAATGGGAACGTCTTTTTCGCTTGATGATATTGAATCTATAATGTCTCTTGCCGTATCTGGGGCTAGTAAGAATAAGCACATTGAGGAAATAAGAGATAGGTTTGCCGGGGATAACAGGGCGATCGCTGTCGCTACCGCTATATATGATGAGGCTCATAAAGAGAGGAATGATTTATTAAGACATAAATGGAGTCGTGGGGATTTAGGTAGGATCGCTGATGACGCTAAACGTGCTGGCGAGGATTACCTGAGACAATATCGTCATGAGTATGCCGAGCGTGAGTATATCTTCTCCGGTGATTATCCGTCTAAAAGTCAAGAAAAGAAAGATTATATAAAGGTTAGTGACCTATTTACCCGTGGTGGCGGTTTTATTCCTAAGGATAAGGATAATGCCAATACGAAGATAACGTTTACCATATCCCCTATAGGTGATGGTAATTATCAGATCATTGGCAATAATGGAGGTGATGGTCGATCTGTTGTTGAGGTAAGCGAGGCTGATCTGGCTGCGAATGAACTTACTTTCTACAAAGAGGATGTAAGCATCCCGTCCGAGACCTATGATTCCGGTGTCGTACCCATATCTTTCGCCAGCTCAAGCAACAACGCTTATGGGAAGATGGCTAAGTCATTGTTGGTAGCTCCATTCGCTTACGCTAGCGGGGCCAAGGACACGGTAATGCCTTATATAGATATGTTTACGAATATAAATGACGGTAATATCAGGAAGAATCAGATGATGATCGCTACTGACGTGTTGTTCGATAACGCTTCTATGTACGAGTTAAGGGCTTCCGGATATAAGTATAATAATGGTTCTTCTGGGATAAATGTTGATATATATAGCAAAGGAGGGGCTAGAGAGGGTAATACCCCGTTGTATTCAATTGATCTGGATGGCGTTAACTATGCTGATGAGGTAGCAAGGAAGATCGACTTCTGCCCGCAGTATTATTTGGTCATGGCATGGCAACAGATACTTAGCAAGGAGAATGAGGTGTATTGGAGGAGCGAGGGAAGATCTACTACTGATGATTTCGAGAGCTTCATCTCGCCCATAGCTGATATGATTGATCAGGAGATAAGAAACAGGAATAACGGAAATAGTGGAAATAATGGAAACAATGGAAATCTATAATAATACCTCTAACGGAAAGGATCTTGCCGAGAAGTACAGATATCCTACCATAAACGTAGATAATATAAAGGCTATTGGTACGGATCCCTATGATATACCGGATCGTGACCTGCCTCCGGTATTGGATCCGTATTCCGCTTCCGAGAGATCAAAGTCCCAGATACCGTCATTGTCGGAGAGGATCAAGAATACTGTTAAGACAAATTATTATGATGATATGAAACATATGTCCCCATTAGGATATATGGCTTCTGATCAAAGCTATAAGGGCAGGTTTAATCTTACTGGTCCGGAGATATCGTTGGAGGATTCAAGGTATCGACTTAGTAGCGGTACTTGGATACCTAAATACGAGTCTTATATCCCCGGTGTAGATGACGACACACGTTTATCTAGGAGTCAAGGTAGGACTGAGAAATGGATGAGAGGTTTGGGGAAATTTGTAGGTAAAGCCGCTTTGTATGGATTAGGTGGTGTTATTCAGCCTTTTTATGGTATTTACGCCGGTGTATCCAGAGGTAATTTTAACGCTGTTTTTGATAACGATTTCACGAGATGGTTGGATGATCAGGACAAGAAGATGGATTACGGTCTTGCTCATTATTACAATCGTGAGGAGCGGGATATGAATTTCCTTCAAAGCATGACTACGGCTAATTTCTGGTCTAACGATTTTTTATCCGGTCTTGCTTTTACCGCTGGAGCCATGTTATCGTCAGCCGTATATTCCGGCGCTGGATTGATGAACTTAGCTCGTACGGGAGCTAGGGCGGGCGTGGCTTTGGCTAGGATAGGCAAAGCGGCTTCGGATACCAAGAAAGCGTTCGGCGTCTACCTTAGGGCCGCCCGTACGGGACGGAGGATAGGCAAGGGACTGGACACCCTCGCTTTCCTTGGCGCATCTACCTCGTGGGAGGCGTCTGTCGAGGCCAGAAGCATGCTGATGGAGGCTGAGGAGAATTTCAGGCAGTCTTACCGTAACGCTTATGGAAGGGAAGTCCCATATGAGGAGCTTATGAAGTTCAGAGCTGACAATGCCAATGCCGCTAATGCCGTATTTGCCGCCAACGTCGGCATATTGTCATTATCCAATATAGTTATGTTCGGCGATATGTTCGGCATGGATCTTGGTGTGGATAAGTTCATAAAACGCAATATATTTGGCGTAGGTGCCGAGAGGATGGATAACGGTACGTTAAGAGCCATAACACCAAAGAAATGGCAGAAGGTAGCCGGAAATACGTTCAATATCATCAAGCGCCCAGTGTCAGAGGGTCTGTATGAGGAAGGTCTTCAGGGAGTGGCTAGTAAGTCCGCCAAGGATTGGGTAGAATCAAGATACAATCCTATGGCTATCCGGCAGAATATAGGCTATATGGAGGCTATAAAGAATGGGTTCAAGGAGACGTACGGGTCTAGCCAAGGATGGAAGGAGATCGGTATCGGTATGATTATCGGATCGATTATGGGTGGAAAGACTATTGGGGGTATAAAGGAATGGAGCCAAGACATGTCCCGGAACAAGGGGATGGTGGAGGCCTACAACGCCAATGCCGGCGCCTTGACCACCGCCGCTGTCCGTGCTATTCGTGGCAGTATGGCTCTTAACGCTCAATTATCTGGTGTAGACACATCGTACGAGAGTGATGGTAGGATCATAAACAAGGATTTTAGTGACGCCGTATTCAATCGTCTCCGTTATGATTCGGAGATGGGGATGTTGGATGATACCAAGGAGAATTTCAGGACGGTAGTCGAATCTATACCTAATAGCGATATAGCGTCCGATATGAATATGACGGATGAGCAGGTTAATGAGTATAAAGCCGATCTTGTCAACGAGTTTAATAAGAAGGTGGATAATTTTACCATGGCCAATAGGTTCGCCGACTCCCTTACCGATGGTATATCCAATAGGTCGTTTAACGCCTATATCTCCAATATGGCTTATAATGGCCTTGAGGCGAAGGATAATTTGAACGATATAGCCAATCAGTTAAGAAGGATATACAATACGGATATAGGTCCCGCTCTTGATATATATTCTCGTCTTAATCCTGATTCGAGCAGGGATCTTGAAGAATTAAGGAAGCTTACGGATGATATACAGAGGATGGAGAAGAATATCTTGAGGCTTCAACAAAGTGTCGCGTCGAAGGACGCTCTTGAATCTGATAAGGCTAGGTTGGTCAAGGAGAATGATAGGCTTCTTAAATTAACAGAGGATAGGATCGCATTGGAGAGGAAATTAACTACGTTAATTAACTCAGAGGCTGATATATCTAAGTTGTTCTTAAATAGAAATGATTCAAGGATCAGTGCCGCTGATCTTATGGCGGCTTATGATACTATAGCTGATTTTGAGAACGTCGTATCTATCCGTGGGGTTGATAATTATAAGGAGGCTATGGCATTGCTTAGTGAGTATCGTCATAATCTTGTGGCTTATAAGAATATAAACGAGTCTCTTCGTCGTATGCGTGACAGAAGATTCATCCGGGCGCAGGAGCGCGGGTTCATGAAGATATTATCGAACGTATGGGGTAAGATTTATGAGGAGGATGATAGCAAGTATGATTTCAGGAATACTGATAATCCTGATGCCAATGATCTTTACGCCAACGACCAAGCTATAGACAAGGCTTACCAAGATGGTCTTATAGGGGAGGATGAGGCATTTATGTTCAAGACATATAATCATATGATAGCCAGATCTATGGAGAACGAGATTAAGACCGATGAAGGTAATATAGTCGAGAGGGTTCCTGATGATGAGGATATCATAAATCCTTCTGACGATAGAATCAATAATATAGCTATAAAGATATGGAACGGTAATGAGGATGTCTTATCTCCTAGGGAGAGACAGATATATGATAATAACAAGCCTCGTGTCGATAGTCTAGTTAACGGGTTTGGGGATAATCCTATTTCAAGGATCAATAAGGCTAGATCGATAATAGATAGATTGAAGATCCATGATAATATTTATGATAATATCAAGGACGCTGTTGATGATATTGTAGATATGAATATCAATGGTCTTGATCAGGATCAGATCAAAGAAGCTATAAAGACTTATAATGATCTTATGAATGAGGCTGACAATGGCAATGAGATTGATCAGGATAAGCTTAATGAGGCTATTGATATTATCAATAACTATTCTGATGATCCTCTTCTTCAATTCGTGGAATGGATGAGGTTGTATGATAATGGAAGTATAGCTGTCAAGGATTACGATAAATCCATACCTATGGGTGATGTCCTCACAGAGAGCGAACCCGGGACATCCACCGGCAGGACGGAAGTTAACGCCGCCCAGAACCCGGTGGTGTTGATGGCCCAGAAGAGAGAGATCGGTGGGGTCATGTATTATGAGGTTGGCGGAATGAGACTTGACAGGTTTATGGACAGTCTTGGGCTTAAAAGATCTGATGCCACTGATACTGATAATGGAAGGGTGATGGATTTCACCAACGGAACCGACATATTTACTGTTATAGAGTCAGATAACCACTCAAGATGGATGATTAGCGAGGATGACGCTCAGGCTTTCGAGAACGCTACCGGTGTCATATTGGGGCGGCAAACCGCCTTGTCGACCTCCATCTGGTTCATGGTGTATCGCAAGGGGCAGGATGGATCTATTGTCCCTTATTATACGGGTGATACGTTTGGATCTAACAACGAGTCGGTGAATCAGGAAGCAGCGGCTAGCCTTCGCAAGGGTGATATGGTAAGGTTTAAGATGGATATGTCAGATCCATACACCAAGGGACTGTATGATAAATACAATAGTCTTAACGCCGTTGATCCTAATTCTGATGAGACTAAGTCGGCTTACAGAGAGCTGGTTGATAATATGGTTATTAAGATCGTGGATAGCGATGGCAATTTCGTCTCGGTGCTAAAAGCCAATGATCCAGACTCAAAAGGGAGTAACGCTGATTTAAGGAGTATGGCCTTTGAGTTATATAGGGATAATATAGGATCTGTTACTGGCGAGATTGATATACCGTTCGTAGGTACAGTTACCAGTGTTTTGCCGGGAAGACCTAATTTTAGCGTAAGTGATGATAATGGTACGTTGATGGTATCCGAGAATGATTTTACCAACGAGACGGTTGGTAAAGTCGAGAGCGTAGGATATATAGAGAATGGGGAGGTTACGATGAGGGATGATATTAAGTATAATATATTCCCGTTCTGTACGGCTATCGTCAGGGACAAGTATGGTGACTATAAAGATTCACGTATCCCGGTCGTAGCTATAAAGACAGGAAATGGAAGAAATTACCTGTACCCCGTAAGATTGAAAAATCAGGATATATCGTCATTCTCATCCATGATCGGATCGATGGCTGATAGGATTACGGAGGGTCTAGGCGGAGGCGTAAGTATTGATGATATAATGGATCTTAATAACGCTATAGCCAGATCAGGGTTGGATAATAAGACATATATGATTCCGCTGGCGGGAGACGTGGATGTTATCAAGAACCGGCTTAAAGCTGTCAAGGAAGCGGCTAGCAGGATGCCTATGACCGCTGACGTAAGAGGATGGATAGGTGATTCCAGAACCAAGGAGGATATTTTGATGAATGACGTTACGATCAACATCGATCTTAACAACGATCCTTTCATAGCTCCTAAGTTTAGGATGAGTATCAAGGAGAACAAGGTATCCAAGGAGGAGACGGAAGTCTCGTTCCCTAACCTGCCGGATCTGCCATCGGAGTTCGCCTCGCCTACGAAGGCGGCCGAGGACAAGTCTTTGGTTTCCGACGGTAACGTAGTATCCGGAGAAAATGAGGCGGAAAATCCTTGCTAAATAAAATATCTTGACTTATCTTTGCGGCGTCAGTCCATCACCTGACGAGTAAGATATTTAAAAGTTGGTCCCTGTCGGGTGTGTGATGGCCCCGGTGGGGACTCTTTATATTATGCAACTAGATTCTTTTTTACATCGGAAGATCATGCAAGACCTACGCATCCAGCGAGTGAAGGTCTTGATGATGTTATACACCAGTAACTATTTTGTCAAGGTCAGACAAAAGCAGTTGCTTGATCATACATACTCATTAAGCAGGGATCAGGCTTTCGATTATATGACTGAGTTCAATAAAAGGCTTAGTGATAAGGTTGGTATAAAATGTACGATGGATATCCTTTTACCTGCCGATGATGATAATGCTAACATCATAATCGAGCACAATGGTATTATCAAGAAGTTGATGAAGGAAGCCGAGAAACTGGAGCTTGATACTGATGCTATCGAAGCCATGATGCGTGATCTTCTTGATGAGTTGAAGGATGATATTGATCTTAATATCCTGATATTTGACGTAACCCAGTTACTTATAAAATATAATCTATTTAGGTTGGAGGCTATAACCGAGCAGGAGTTCAAGAACTCTTTTGTCAGGATGGATAGTATGAATATGGAGATAAAGAAACTAACTTTATCTGATATCAAGAAGGTGGTGGAGATGATAGAGGATAGGTATAGCTACGCTTTATATATGACAGAGGAATATGGCTGATTACATTTTTTGTAAAAATATCTCTTGTTTGTTTGTAGTTTTAAAATAAGGTCTTATATTTGCGGTGTCTATCCGTTGCTAGACCAGAAGAAGATATTAATATCGCTTAGGCGTAGGCGATAAATGAGAGCTATCAGTGGGGTAACGGACGCTGGTGGCTCTCGTTGTTTTATATTATGGATGATAATTTAAAATTATTTGAGAATCCTGATTTTGGGGATGTGAGAGTATTGTTGGATGAGAAACATGAACCATGGTTTGTCGGTAATGATGTAGCTAAATGTTTAGGGTATGCAGATCCTAGGGATGCTGTAAGAAGGTTGGTAGATGACGAGGATTGTAAAATGCTGAGATTGTCAGAAGATAGGGAGGCCTACGATTCCACCCCTATTCACAATCAATATGTTAGCCAGATAAAGATTATTAATGAGTCTGGTATGTATACTTTAATTATGTCATCTAAGAAGGAGTTTGCTAAGAAATTCAAAAGATGGGTAACATCGGAGGTTCTCCCTTTTATTAGGAAAACAGGTTCCTATTCTATGCCATCTAACAATATGCCATCGAAGAATGAACTTCCATCTGATTATATAGAGGCATTAGAGGCTTTGCTTAAATCTGAAAAGGAGAAAAAGGCATTAGCTGAGGCGAAGAAAGCTGCAGAGGAAGCCAAAAGGATATCTGATAATATTATCAAAGAACAGGCTCCTATGGTTGAGTTCGCTAAGACAGCCGAAATAGCCCAAGAGACAGATATGTTGATCAGAGAGGTTCGGGAGAAGTTGGAGGCTCATGGTTATGATATAGCGGAGAAGAATCTTCGTATATTGCTTGAGGATAATAAGTTCTTCGCTAAGACCGGTAAGAGGTGGTTGCTTTCCCAAAGGATGATAGATCGTGGTTATGCTCGTTACAGATATCGTGATGACGATGAGTTTTATGGAACTAACACTGTTTATGTAACTCCTAAGGGATTCCAGTGGATCGTGTCTAAGATATCTAGGGAATGGATGCCTAGGTTCTTGGAATTAAAAGGTAGGGTTCTCAGTAGATCAGATAAGGATATTTTCGCTAAACGATAAACTCCATTTTTTATAATTTAGGATTGAGTTTTTGCCTGTTCGTGAGGATCGGCAAAAAGATTTGCACTTTTCGGAGAAACATAAGGTTTGTTATTATGTTGTTATTTTGGTGTCCCGTCCGCTCGTGAGAGTAGGCGGGATTTTCTATCTTTGTGTCAAAACGATTTAGTAATGGGTAGATCTTGTTATGTTATAAAAAATAAGGAGGGTGGGATAGATAATGTCCTTGCCCCTAATAACCAACCATCCGGATTATACCAAAGGGCGATGGAGGTGCTGGGCGACCAGAAGCAGGCCTTATCGGTCTGGGGTACGGCCTACTCCCCCGACTTCGTGTCTTTCTTTGGCGATTGGATGTCCATGCCATCGGAATATGACCTAGATAGTAACGGGGAACCTAGGTATGATGATGTCATGTCCTTTATCAAGCGGAAGAACTATTTCGCTGGCAATTTCATGGCCGATGAGGTTAAGGATATCAATAACACCCTTACTTCCTTGGGAGTCGATAATATCAATGATCTTAATGATATGATCATATCCAATTTCCTCTCCGGTGGTGATATATTTCTCAATAGGTACAATCTTGAGCGATCCGGGATGTATGACGCCGATGAGATTGATAATATCATGACCAACCGATCGGCGTATGATCGGGTAAGGGATATGATGAGGAGGATTGTCGATTTTATGTCTGAGGGGAATCTTAATGAGAAGGATATGTATTTCCTGTCCTCCGAGTCAGGCCTTGGTGATGATTATATGATATATGAGGATACATATGACTCGTTAGGAAAGAGAAGGGGCTTGAATCCAATAGAAGTAAGGGATACGATCATGAGGGCGGTAGGCGGTATCAGCGACCGCCGGGAGTTCGATCAGGCTTTCGCCTCCATCCCATACCCTTCCTTGGCACTCCGGTATCAGGAGGATCAGGATTACGCAGATCGGATGTATGACACGTATCGTAATATGACCCGTATGGAGGTTCGGAGTCAGGACGGAAATACGATTACCGACTCGTACTTCAATAGTACCACACCGTATATCAGTATGCCTAAGGATATGAAGGGTCTAAGGGATAAGGTTGGGGAGATAATCGATATGGATGATTTTAAGGACATCAAGGACGTTGCCGGACGTCTGCATGACATAGCCATGGATCTTGCCGACATGGGTGTGGATATAAGCGAGGCGATCAGCGATGAGATGATTATATCCAGACCGGAGGATATCCGTGATCTTATGGCGTCGCTGGACGTCATGTTGTCTTCCATACAGGCCGGCAATTCGGTATACGATAGCTTTATCTCCGATCTTGATAGGATAACAGGAAAAGGGAACCCGATATACGAGGTTCAGGATACTTATTCTACTGGGGATAGGATGGTGTATGTAAGGTCCGGGAATACATCCCCTTCCGATATGTATGATAGGAGCATGTTGTATATGGGTAGGAATACGTACCATAACACGGCTCCGATAACCGACACCGATCAGGCCTATGAGATGTTGGCCGATATCGGGATAGAGCGACCCTCGTACTTGCCGGCTGGCGTGGTCCCCGCAGGGGCTTCCCGTTCCGATATTGGCGTGGTTAAGGATAACATAAAGAAGCTAGTTATGTCCAACATCTCATCCTCGAATACCGAGAACATGATCCTTACCAGATTGATATACCAGCATCCAGTTACCCCTGAGATGGATGATGCCGATATCGATCGGGAGTTCAGGAGATACGAGGCTAGGCAGGGAAAGGATCGGGATTTTATCAAATCCTGTACCTCGTTGAGGAAGATCCAGATCAAGGAAAGGTTAAAAAAATCGGATTTATATAATAATGTCTTACGTTTCCTTGATTTTAATGGATTTTATAATGTATCTTTGAACCACCATGACAGAGGTACGTTAAAAAGCATGGAGATGTCGTTGCCGGAAGGTCAGGTAAGGGATCTTCTGTTTGACGTGGCTATCGAGTCCGGTGACAGTAGCATGAGAGACCTTTTCTATCTGGATGGTCAGGATAGGATGATGGATGTCGGGTTTTACAGGTATCTGTACCAAAGGAATCCGGGCCTGCTCCGGGAGGTCAACGGCGGCGTCGAGGCTAGATCGGACGGTTCGTTCTTGGCTCGTGGGAGGTATGATGATTTCGTGTCATTCCAATCCGGTTTATATGAGAAGGTAGGTGAGACGGTTGATGGTGCGATATACAGGTTCGTTGATGATCTTATATACTCCGATCCATCATCATATCAAGAAAACATGGTACGAAGGATGGGTGACGTTACGGTAAGGAGTGACGATAACCGCCTGTCAAGGATAGAGGATGATCCCTCATCCAGTAAGATAGTTAATGAATACACTGCTAATACAAATAAGTTGATGCGAGGTTTTTCGTGTAGTTAATCTTTCTTTGACGTCGTGAGACGTTTTCTTTCGAGCATTGAAACATTGGATTTTATAGATTTGCGATGAATCCGGGTCGTAGTGATACGCTCCGGATTTTTTGTCTCTCGTCAGTCGTTATTAATACCATTTACAAGACATGACGTACTTTGATGATGACACATATCACGATCTTAGGGCTGTTAATTTTTGAACTTTGTAACGCCCGCCATCAGGTGGGGTTATTATTAATTCAAAAATAAATAGACATGGGTACAAGTGGAGACAAAATCGTTTTGTTAGACGGTATGGGTTCCGGTAGTGGAAGCGCCACTAACGGTTTATTATCTATGATTCCGGGGATGTTCGCCAATTTAATAGGCGGAAATAAGATGGATCCGAACTTGGTGGCGGCCTTGATGAACGGCCGTAACAACCAAGACGGTTTCGGCGGGGCTAACGGTTGGTGGTTGTGGATCATCGTCCTGTTCTGGTTATGGGGCGGCCGTGGCTTTGGCAATGGTTTTGGCAATGGTAATGAGTGTTGCGCTAATGGTCTTCCAGCTCAATTGAATAACGACTATGGTCGTGAGTTACTGATGCAGGCTATCCAAGGTAACAGAAGCGCTATCGATCAGATCGCTAACGCCTTGAACTGTACTACCACTCAATTGCAAAGCGCTATCTGTAACGTACAAGGCGCTATCGATAAGGTAGCTGGTCAGGTAGGTATGACTTCTCAGGCTGTTATTAACGCCGTACAGCAACAAGGTTGTGAGATCGGTAATCAAATTAGCTCTTGCTGCTGCAATTTGAGTTCTTTGATCAACCAAAGCACTTGCCAGACTCAGCAGATGATCAACAATCAAGGTTATGAGAATCGTCTTGAGACATTGAATCAGACTAACACGTTACAAAACACTATTAATCAAGGATTGACGAACAATCGTGAGCAAGCCACGAGTCGGTTCAATATCTTGAGCGCTAAGATTGATGCTCAAACAACCTTGATTAATGATAAATTCTGTCAATTGGAAATGCGTGAGATGCAGAATACGATCAATCAGTTGCGTGATGAAAGGTCGGCTTACCAAGCCTCCGCGTTGACTCAGCAACAGACTCAGAATTTGATCAACCAGTTGAGACCTACCCCTGTGCCGGCTTATCCTTCATGCTCTCCTTACCAGACTTATGGATGGGGTCAAGCATTTTATGGAGGTAATTACGGATGTGGGTGCAACAATGGATGCTGCAACAACGGAAACGCCGCTATTTAACTCTATAAAGGAAGGAGGCTATTATGGCTTGTGTTTCTAAAATAGGGTCTCTTTATGAGTTGGTCACGAAGAACGTGGTAGTGACTACTACCAACACCATCTTCGGCATCAACCCAAGGATATGGCTGTCCTTGCCATGCGAGGGCCTTCTGCTGCTGAAAATCCGGCAGGTGGTTCCGACAACAGGCGAGACATTGCCAGTACAGATAGCTATTCCAGCGAACAGCACCGTATCCACGGTAGGTGATGACACATGCTGCCCGGTAACCGGCGTGGCTGTGGTGAACCCGATCAACGTGGCTGTGACCGGAGCGGCTATGGTTAACAACACCGAACGCCTTGTTTATTTCAACAAGGTAAGGGGTGTATTGAGGCTCATGGATTGCTGTGTGCCTACAACTTCCGCCTCGGCGTCGGAGACGACTGTTGATGAGGAATAGGTTAGATTGGATGTCTAATGGGAGGGTATTCCCTCCCGCTTAAAAATCGAGATATGTTTAGAGACTTAAAGAAAGGATTTCAAGTATATACGCTGGATACGTCCGATGTTCCGGTGTTCAGGATGGGGAATGTGGTTAACGTGTCCGAGCCTAGGTTCCAGCAACCCCAGATGGGTCAGATGGGGCAATATCAGCAACTACAGGATAGGGTGATAGATCTTACCGTGGAGATAAACGGGTCTTCCATGACCTATGTCGTACCGGAGAGCAGGGATGTCGCTATGTCCAATAACATAACTTTGGCCTGCTCGGTCGATCCGATCATGAACCAGCTTAACGCCGCTAAGAGAACCAGTTCCGATATTCTCGATAGTATCGATAAGCATAGGAGGACACTAGAGGCTTGTGATTCGATCCTTGAGGAAATCAATCCGGCTTTTAAGCAGACTAAGGATCAAGACCGGAAGATCAAGAATCTTGAGGAGAAAGTCGATAGGATGGGATCCTCTTTCGATGAGCTAAAAGAGTTGTTAATTAAAAAATTAGGTTAAGATAAGAGTTATAGATTTAGGCGGCGGCCACGATGAGGACTACGATGATGAGATCTACGATCGTAGAGGCGGCCGTGGACGTAGCAGACGTTCGGATGGAACTTACATGGGTTATGGTGGTGGAATATACGACCACTATGGCAAGGAGCATGACGGCAGAATGGATGAGCTAGAACGCCGTGAGCGTGATCTTGAAAGACGCGAGAGGGAGCTGGAACGTGACGAGCGTGAGCTTGAGAAACGCGAGAGACTCCATGAACGTGAGGACGAGATGTATCGCAGGGGATGGTTCGGTGAGCGTGGCATCCGTGACGAGTACGAAGGTACCGAACCGTATATGCGCAGGGGACGCAGGAGTCGTTACTACTGAGGAGCAGACGCCGATGACCCTGATTATAAGCGGTATATAGACACCCATGGATATCACTTTTCCAAGGAGCTGGCTAGGGAAGCCGCTGACAAGATGCTTAACGCCGACGGGTCCAAGAGAAGATGGACGATGGAGGACGCTAAGCAGATGTTCGATAAATGCGGGGCCAAGAAACCTGATAACGCCACTTGGGGAGATATCCAATACCTGTTCGCTATGTTCTATAGCGACTACTTTCCTAAGGTATTGGATTGCGACCAGAAAATAGTCAAGGCTGTCTTGGCTTATCTGGAAGACCCTGACGCCCCGGAAGGGACGGCGTTCGTAAGGTATCTGGCGGTGCGGTGCTTCGTCGGTGACACAATCAAATGGAGTGATATGATTTAGTTTGATACAACGTTGGAGAACCCTGTCGGCAATAGAATACCGATAGGGTTTCTTTTTGACCGTATCTTTATTATGATTACATTTGTTCGAGGTAGATCTTTTTGTCATGGTAGGGTGGGCGGGAATGAAAAAAGGCATCCTCACGGACACCCTTCCCCTTTGGTTGAAAATCACTTAAAACATTATGAGTTACTACTACACCGCAAATATAGATAATTAAATACAAACTGCAATGGGTAAGGGGTATTATTGGATAGAGCCAGTGGATCAGACGTTGAATGATTTCCAGTTTTATAAGGCACGTATCGTAGGCGATCCTGAATATGACGAGAGACATCATCGAGTTATATTGAGAACTGATAAGTATTTCCCTGTCGGAAGTATCTTCCATGTCCTTAATGACCCGGAGATGTTTGTCATAGAGAGAAAGTTCAAGACATGGGGGAATAAGTATGTCATTAAGCCTTATGAGGGTGAATGGGAATGGGAGTCTGTCCAGAAACTTAAAGACAAGGCTATTATATTCCGTAGCGGATTCCTGCACGGGGACGGCAGCTTCTAACGCCTGCCCGCATCTACCCCTCCCCTCGATTTCTTGGTATTTATGTATATAACTATATTTGAGCAAAAAATAAGTGTAATATGGCAGATTTTCAAGGTAAATACAATGGTGATCAGATAGAGCAGCTTCTGGATAAGGCTAATGATATTGATCTTACCAAATATGCTCTTAAGACGGATAACGCCCCTACCGCCACGAAATTACAGGCGGCTAGGACCATAGCGCTGTCCGGGGCTGTTACCGGTAGTGTCTCATCGGACTTCGGAGGCAACGTAACTATCTCCACGACATTGGCCAATTTTGATGCCTCTAAGATCGCGTCCGGAACCATCAGCATAGATAGGTTACCTAAGGCGGCTTTGGAGAGATTGGTCGTGGTAGCTGATGATACGGCTAGATTCGCCCTTACCACCGCTACGGCTCAAAGCGGTGATACGGTAAAGGTCACGTCTACAGGTAAGATGTATCTGATAAAAGACGAGTCTAAATTGAACAGTGAGGATGGGTATGAGTCTTACACGGCCAGTCAGGCTTCCTCCGTGCCTTGGTCCGGGGTTACGGGCAAACCAAGTACCTTCACCCCTCCCACGTCCTCCGCTACCGTTCTTGGCGGTATTAAGGTAGGATATACGACTTCCGGGAAGAACTATAAGGTACAGCTGGATTCGTCCGGCAATGCTTACGTTAACGTTCCGTGGACGGATAATAACACAACGTATAATGAAGCCACGGCCGACACCTTAGGATTGGTTAAGATCGGCTATGCTTCTAATGGAAAGAACTACGCTGTGCTATTGGCTAATGGCAAGATGTACGTCAATGTCCCTTGGACTGACAGTAACACGACTTATACCCAAGCTACAAGCGATAATCTGGGTCTTGTTAAGATCGGGTACTCAGCTAATGGGAAGAATTATCCGGTAGCTCTTGACGGAAATGGTAAGATGTATGTGAATGTTCCGTGGACGGATACCAACACGACATACACCAATATGGGAGCCGCTTCTGCCTCAGCGTCGGGAAAGGCCGGCTTGGTCCCCGCACCTGCCGCCGGAGCGCAAGCCAAGTATCTTCGTGGTGACGGGACATGGCAAACCCCTCCTAATACCACATATAGCAACATGGGTGGAGCGACGTCCTCAGCCGCAGGATCGGCGGGATTGGTACCCGCTCCGACTGCCGGCAAGCAAACCTCTTTCCTTCGTGGCGATGGTACGTGGGTGGTTCCGACAAATACCACATACGCCAAGGCCAATACCACGACATTAGGATTGGTGATGATCGGATATACTGAGAACGGTAAGAATTATCCGGTAGAGCTGGATAGTAGTGGTAAGATGTATGTCAACGTGCCTTGGACGGATACTAATACAACGTATGGTGTTGTAGGAGCTAATGGGTCCACAGGATTGGTCAAGAACGGCAGTACCGTGACAAACGCCTCTGGATATACGGCTTGTCCTATTGTCGGTGGTATCCCCTATTATAAGGATACGAATACTACCTACGCCAATATGAAGGCGGCTACGGCCTCGGCGGCTGGT